ATAAAGGAATGGTTGATAGTAGTGAATCATCTCCTGCTAAAAGTCCATTTGACTTTACAGATAATACACAGTATATTACAAACTATGTAACTGATGAAAATATATTAGGATTTTAGGGGGGAGTATTTCTTTCCCCCCCACCCTATCAGGAGTTAGTAGGAGTTATAGATATCTAGGGGGATACCCTTCCCTTATTTCAAATCTATGATAGAATAGAACATATAAGTAAAAACTATATAAGGATTTATTATGTCAAATAACGAATTAGCACAAGACAAAGACTTTAAAAAATGGGTTCGAAGTAATGTTATCCATCTTGTAAACGAAGTAGCAGAGAAGTTCTTTGAAGAAGAAGATAGCTACGAGCATTTATATAATGCTACACTTCGGTCTATCACTTCCGAAGACTTAGACGAATATTTAGATGGGGACAAAGCCCCTGAATTCGGCTCTCCTGAGTATGTCGAATTAAAAGACTCTATGGTAGAGTGGAAACAAGGAGAAATAATGCAGTATTTCCTTATTTCCGACCATCTAAAACATTGGTTAAATGATGTTGGGGGGATTGTGATTGAGGATATGTGGGGTTTAACTGTATGGTGTAAGAGGTCTTTCGGACAGGCTATTGAGTACGAATGGGAATTACAACAAGCCTATAAATACTATAAGAATAGAAACGCTTTCAGCTTCTTAACTGAGAGTGAAGTCGGTACAGACTGTTTTTAAACATGGGGGTATATACTCTATCGTCCATCTGCAGATGGGAATGGGGAGTTATGCCCCTTTCCTTTGTTTCCTTATTGCTTCCTTTCCGCCCTTTATATAGGAGTTAAGCGACCCCTTCCTCCTCTCCTTTCCCTTCCTTATTGCTTCCTTCCTTTCCATTTTCAGACCACCCCCACCTCCCTTTTATATATAGGAGTTATAGATATCATATATATTGACATAAAATAGGGGGGTTGACTTTTCAGAAAAGTGTGGTATGTAGAGGGAATAGGGAAAAACCAAAAACCTTTCCCTCTACCAAGTTCTCTGCTACGCTATTTCAGTAGCAAATTTATCTTTCATATTTTCATAAGAAGTAATATGTTCCTTTTCTTGTATTTTACCATATTCTTCCATAGTTATTTTCTCAAGTTCTTCAAAGTCCTGTGGCGAAAGGGAATAATTTTCCAATCCATCCTCTCTCCAATCCACTATATGATTATGTGGTAAGCATAGATAGAAACTGTCAGGACAGAAAACATCATCTCTAACTAGATAACAATAGTCTGTATCCCCATTACACATTTCTTCTGCTTTACTTATATCATATTTCCACTCTATCTCTAAAGGCTTTATATTATAAAAACAGGATATCTTACTAGGAATATTTCTACCTGTAAATATAGCCCCATTCGATAAATCCTTAACTTTTATATACTCAATACCCTGTTTTTTAATCTCATCCATAGGATTAGACTGTAAATCAAGGGAATAAGTACCATTTGATTGCTTTCTTTTCTGTAGCTTTGTTGTAGTCATTTAATTGATTACCTCTTTCATTTGGTTATTATTTATTATTGATTTTTTGTATTTCTATTCGGTATCTCTACCTCTATATCTTAATTATACCACACTAAAATGTGGTGTCAAGTCCAATGTTCTGTTACTTGTACTACAGTTGCTTTATCGTCCTCATGTAATACCTCTTTATCAGTTACATCTTTTTCATCAAATTCTAGATTACCACTAACTTCTCTGACTTCCCCATTAACTACTAATAGATAATCATCTATTTCGTAATTATGTATATCCTTTGGATTATCAAGTGCAAAAATCATATCTTTTAAGTATTTGATTTTCTCTAAAACATCACTTTCAAAATGTTCTAATTCGTCCATTAATTTTTCTTTATTCATAAGTTATTCCTCTGTATATTTGCTAAAGTAACTACATCATCTTTTAATACCATGTAGTCAATGTTACTTAAACTATATCCAAGTTTACTTAATTCTATTTCTATATCAGTAAACTTATCTCTATCAGGGATAGTTATTGTTTCTTGTTGTTCTGTTAAATAGTTATGTATACTTATTTTCATCTTTCCCCACTTTTTATAGTGTTGCGTTGACTTCTTTTCTATATAATTTTTCTGCTTGAGTTTTAGTGTAATATAAATATCTTCTCATACCTATTTCTCCATATATTACCCAATAACCCTCTCTATTTTTTTCGACTAACATTATTTCCTCTCTAATCTTCTATTAACACTTTGAGTTTCAAAATCTTCCATATCTTTAATACTGTAATTGTGTATCTCTAAATATTCTTTCATCAAGTTTACGCTTTGTAATCTATCTGTTCTGCAAGGAATATCATCTCCATTCGCATTACAGGATAAAGTCTTTCTAAGATTTGAACCTAAGTTAATTAATTTTTTTATTTCTTTATCTGTTAATATACTAGCCATTATATTCACTCTCATCTTCAAAAGATACAGTAGCATTTTCATCTACATCTTCTTCTATCTCATTTTCCACTTCTTCTAATTCTACTTTCTCTTTTTTAACAAGTTCATCTGTGGCTAAGTTTACTTGTCTAACAAGTTCTCTATTCCATGCTGAACCTTTTTTAATCATAGCCCCATTAGTTTTTAAACCAATATGTAACTTTAATTCTTTTAAGTTTGGCATACGCTTTACATCACTATCTCTTTCCCCAAGCAATCCCATTCCACTTATCTCTAATTGTTTCATTCTTCTGTGCCAATCATTTAGATTCTTTTCAGTAAGTTCATTAAAACCAAGAAATATTGTAGACCAAATAATTGCCCAAGTAATTGGGTTTAAATGTTCTTCTCCCTCGTCATTCTTTTCGTATAAAATTTCTTGTGGTAAATCCACATTTGTTATGTCCCAAGTTAAAGCCATAATTTTCTCCTCTGTTGTTTTTTTATCTACTCTAATACTAACATACGATTTTCGATTGTCAATACCCTATTGTTTTGGTACAGTTCTATATCCACTAACCATTAAGTTGTTTATACTTTTTTCTATCCTTATATGGAATAGTTATTGCCATACCATCCAAATCTCTTACTTCGTGTCCATCTACATTCATTAAATTATCTTCTACTCTATAATCGTGTTCTCCAAGCATATCTTGAATATATCTATCATTTTGTTGTTCTAACTTATATTCAGTATGAAAGTCGTTATCCATGCTCCTCGTACCTGTTTTAGTATGTTCTAAGATATCTCCTTTTATATGATATCTAGATTCTCCATCTTCATCTTTTTCCCAAGAATGAATAATTTTCTCTCCTGTACTATCATCAACATAGATTACCCAATCTCCAATTTCTATGTATCCACTTTTAATACTTCTTACATCAACTAGCATTTTTCTTTTCCTCTTGCTTTTTTAAATATCCTTTTTTAATCAGTTCTTTCATAACCTCATCTTCTTCCGAACTACCTAAACCTATAACTTCAACATGACTATCAAACCAATCCGCATTTTCTTTATTTTTGTCTGTCATTCTAACCTCACAAAATTCTTGTTTTATTTCTTTCTTGTAATATATTTTTTGCAATCTTAAGTCTAATAGGATTTAATTTAAGAAATTCTGAACTAACTTCTTCTTCATCTAATCCAAGATGAGTTTCTAAATATTCACTTAGAAATTTAGTTGACTTATTCTTTAAATAATCGTAGACATCTTTTTTAAATACTGTGCTATCCATTAATCTTTTTTCCCCTGTATCAAACCCTCGTCAATTAAATACTCAGCAGTTCTACCATACCGACCTTGTAATTTCCAAGCGTGTCCTGTATCTACTAAAAATTGCCAAGCTTCTGTTAACTCATCTTCTGTTGCATTATCTGTATCCCATTCAATAACCTTTATTGCTTCTAATAAATTCATGTTACTCCTTGTCTTTATTTATCTTCATTACCCTTATTATATACATAAGAATAATAATGTCAATACCCTAGCCATAAAAACTATTATCATATTGAGTTACCCATTTACCATCTTCTTTAATTTGAATATGTGGGCAACCCTCATCAGCCATCCATTTGTAAGTGATTGTATCTAAACATAAATCACATACTTTTCCACCACCACTTAAACAACTAAATTCCTCAATTGGAAATGTTTTTTGCATAGGATAGATTATTCCAATATGCCCAACAGTTTCTAAGTTCCATTCACTATCATCAGGTTCATCATTATCATAATCATCAGATACTAATCTCCATTGAATAAATGGTTCACTCGGATTACTAGAACATTTGGTACAAGCTTGCCAACCAACTCTATTAAATTCTTCTCCCATATAATCAGGAAGTTCTGAACCATTATCTGTAATTTCATAATTGTTATGAGCAACAGTTAAATCATAATCAGATTTTGCCCAATCCATTAATTGATGTCCCTCGTTGTGCCAAGTTGTTGTATTTCTATTTGCTTTATTAAATCCCATTGTTTTATTTTCTGTAATTTATCTTTCTATCTCTATATTACTATGAACTTTCTGATTGTCAATACCCTCTACATAATTTATCCATAAGTTCTCCATTCTTCCCACTTTTCCATAATCTGTTCATCAGTTGAATTATCTATACAAAATGTCCAACCATCTATTTCTATATAAACACACTTCTCACTTCTTATATCTATTTTCATAATTCCTCAAACTTAAATGGATTTCTATTATTTTCTAATCTTCTCTTATCATTATGCATATAGAATTTCTGTAAAACTATTTCTAATTCATTATCATCATGTTGTTCCCATCTTTCTCTAAATATATCCTCTACTGAATTACCATCAGACTGATATCCTATTTCAACATATTCATCTTGTTGTTTATCTAATATATATCTTTTGAGTTCATCTATATCTGTATTGTTAAACCAATACTCATCACTTGCATATAAAAAATCAAGCATACTATTACCATCATTTTCATCAGTAAATTCTTTAATTAATTCATCTCTATTTTCATTCAGGTTTGGTGTCATTAGACTTCTCCATTTCTAAGAATAACTTTTCTCCACCACATTCTTTACAAACATAAACACAATCAAATCTATCTTGTATCTTCTTTTTCTTATCAAACTTAAAGTTTATCTTTCTGATACATTGTGTTTTAATATGGAAAATCTGTTTAGCTTTATGTTGGCTATTCTTCTTATTCCCACACTTTGTGCAAATACTACTATTCTTCGTTATCGTTTTCATATTCTTTTTTCGCCTTATTATAATTTTCTTCTCTTTTAAATTTTGTAGAAACTTCCCATAAAGTTTGTACAGACTTTACATTATTTTTAAAGTCTTTAAATCGTTTTTTACTATCTCGTTTCATATCTCTTTTTTCCCACTTCTCCATTATCCTATCCTAGAATACATCAGCGTATTCATATCCCTCTCCAACATACATTCCTGAAAATATAAGTTTAGGAAACATATCTCTAAGTTTATCTATGATTGGTTCAGGTGGACTCCAAGCAGTATTAAAATTAAATGAACAACTCTCAGTATCAATATCATTTAAAATAATCTCACCTATATCCCATTTAGTTCCCCAATTATTATTTCTCCAAGTATACCAATTATCTGAACCAAATAATAACTTTAATTTATCAGAGATTTCTTGAGTGATACCATCTTGAAACATTAAACCTTGTTCTTCTTTTGATATCTTATCCTTGTTAAATAAATCCCATACATCTTTTTTGCCATGTTTCTTGTAAAGTTCTTGTGTCTTATCGTAATCTTCCTGAGATATTATTCGGACAGGAGATGTAGTATTCTCAAGTTCTTTGGGCATTTCAATTATATTATTAAATGTAAAGTTTTTCTCTAAGTTATCTGTTCCACCAAAGAACTCATAGAACTTATTCATTTCATCTTCTTCTCCAAAAACCTCTACTGTATTTTCACACCAATTAGGCATTTCTTCTCCTTGTAATAGTTATTATCACTTTTATCTTATACTATTGATTTTAAATGTCAAGCAGTTAATTCTAATGAATATTCTTCTGCCAAACCTTGTAGGTCAATATTTCCCCAACCCTCTAAACCTTGAACAACAATATCAAACAAATCCATACTATGTTCATCTATTAGGATTTGTGCTAATTCATCTATCAATTCATATTTATCCATATTTCTCCTTTATTTGTAACTATCTTATATTGATAATTCTCGACTGTCAGTTATATGTTTTACTGTTATGGTAGTCTTGTCTATATCTACTAATGGTATTTCTCCACTTAGGATTTTACCCTCAACAGTTTTCTTATCATCTACTGTTTCAAGTAGTAAATGATACTCATTTTCTTCTTTAACAATAATTTGTAATGTATGTTTTTTCATTATAGATACCCCTTAAAAATACTGCATATGAGCCTTTTAAAGCCCTTTACAGACAGTTTAGAGCCTGTAATGGTGTCAAAGTACATCTGCTTTAGAAAAAGCATTTGAAAAGACTGTCATTCCATTTTCACTTACTTCATCAAAGTAATCATTCATTTCTAGTTCTTGAACTTTATCCAAGATGTAATACCAATCTTCTTTAGTATAAGTTGTAATGACAACTTCATATATATTTTCATGTTCCATTATATTATGCCTATAAGAGAGGATGTTTATCATGCTACTACTTCCTCTTTTTCTTTTACTAAGACTTTAGAGAATTCGGTAGTTCTCATAATCTGACTTAGGTATTTCTTAGGGATGACAACTTTTGCTACGTTGTTATCAATTACAGTTCTACTCACATCTTGTTTAGAGATTTTGATTTCTTCATCTTCAAAACTTTTAATGTTAAGAGTATCCAACATTTCAATAATTTGGCTAGATTTTTCTTTAATAATTTTTTCTAACTCAGATTTTATTCCTCTGAATTCTGCTAGTTCACTACCCAAGTTTACTAACCTAATTTCTATTTCATTACTTAATGTTTCTATATTTTTGTTTTGCATTTTTCTCCTTGTTTTATTGCTTAACTTACTATTAGCTTACCATATAATTTAAAGATGTCAATACCCATTATAAATTACATCTCAAATAATATATCTTCATCAAGTGTATAATCCTTTGGTCTAAACTCTACCAACATCTTAGCTTCATCTTGAAAATTAGATAGACTAGAAATTTCATTTTCCTCTACTCTAAATCTTATTAAAGCAAAGTTATCCAATTCATCACTATCTGAAATAAGTATCCAATCTTCTAAATTAATATCCAAGAAATCTGTAATTGGATTATTATTTTTTAAATCATACTCACTTTGTGGCAAAGTTAATGCAAACCCAATATCTGTTTCAGAATTAAGTTTCCCCAATTCTCCCATCAATTCTCTTACTTTCATAATATTATCTCCATAATTTTTTTAACTGTTTCTGTTATTGTCCATAAGAACATGATAAGAAGTAGCATATATATAAAGAAGAAAAAATCTCCTCTCATTCTCTACCTCTCAAAATGGTGTATGGTTTTCATATTCTTCATACATGCCATCAATAACTTGTTGTTCTTTCTGTTCATTGTATTCATATTCTACTTCATCATAAGTCATGTTGTCAAATCCTTGCACTCCATGTTTATGTAGCATCTCTAATTCTTCTACTAAACTCTCTCTAGTTTTATCAGGATTATTCCAATCCTCTTTGTATATATCTATAGTTTCGTCTACCATTGATTCTTTGGATTCAATCATCTTTTCTATTTCGTCATTAATATGATTATGTATATCTTCTGTTTGCCACTTTTCTATTACTTGTATTACTGTTACTTTATCGTCAACTTTATTTGTTTTATACTCAAAATCAGTATTACCACTAACTGCAACAATTTCCCCATTAACTATTAACAGATAGTCATCTATTTCGTAGGTGTGTATTTCGTTATTCATATCTTCTCCATTCTTTGGATAAGCCATTAATCCATCTCCTCTGTTAATTCTTCATGTAATGTTGCATTTTCATAATCTTCATCTTCAAGCAGTAAGTTTCCATCAGGACAATCATGCCATTCATCTGCTATATCAATTCCACCATTCTCAAGTATATACCTTGCTTGTTCTTCACTCTCTGCTACTATCCGATATTCATAAGCACAGGGAACTATAAAAGTATATTCATATTCTTTAGTATCTCCATATTCATCTTTACTCATACGTTCATATTTAGACATATTCTATCCTCTCTCATAAGGTATTTGTGCCATACCGAGCAACTTGTATATATCGTTAAGTGTTTCTTGCCCACTACTACTCATTCTATCAAATTCCCAACCTAAGTCATCTACTAATCTCATAAGGTCATTTAACTCTACATCATTCATGCGTTCTCCTTTCTCATACTTTGTGCATTCATGCATAAAACAATAATTTCTTCTAGTATTGATTCGTATATACTTTGCATATAATCACTACCTAAATCTTTTAAGTCCGCAATTAGTTCTTCTAAGTTCTTTGTAGTTTCTTCATAAGTCATGCGTTCTCCTCGTCAAAGAACTCGCCACTTGATTCTACTTCGCCATTATCTCCATATACTGTGCCTGAAAACCTAGTAGTAACCTTTAGCCCTTTAAAATCTTCGGTGTTTGTATCGTAGCCTTTATCTTTTAGAACAGTGTATACTTCTCCTGTAATGTCGTGTTCTATGTCCACATCAACATGGCATAAGCCACACTCTGAGTAATAAACTCTGTCTACAACATCTTGTGGTAGTTTCTTGTTTGACTCAAGCGTAAACATTCTTGTGTCTTGTGAGTATTCTTCTACTTCGTATTCGTAATTACTCATGCGTTCTCCTCGTTATACATCAACACCTCACTAGCAAACAGTTTTGGTTCATATTCTCCATTTGCTATTTCGGATAATGTATCTAGTGTTCTTTGTAAAATTGTTCCATCATCTTCGCCACCTATCCAATTTCTAATCATCTCTGCTGTTACTTCACTCATGCGTTCTCCTTGTCTAAGTCATCATAAGTTATACAATCATCACACATAGGAAAACTATCCCCATAGTATGTGAATGGAACATCATCAGGTATTTGTTCGTTGCAAAAATTACATTCACTCATGCGTTCTCCTTGAAGTAACTACTAGTTGTAACTTCTGTTATTACTCCACATTCTTTTGCTATCATGAAAACAATATGATTAGGCAAAGCCTGAAGCCCCTTGTATACATGCTCCCATTTTTTAGATTCAGAATTCCACTCTTCAAGTTCATATAATGCGTTGGTAATATCTGTAATTAATCCACTCATTCTTGCTCCTTATTATGATTGTTTTCTTTTGTATCAATTTCAATATCAATATCTGATACAGTTTCTAAAATTGTATTTTCTTTAGTTTCTGTATCAGTTGACCATGTGTCATCAGCATTTTTTGTGCATCTGTAAATGTTGGCTTGTATGTTATTATCTTCATCAGCATACAAGTTCAAATCATATTGAACACCATCAATTTCAAAGCCATGCCAATCGTCAACGCTTATAGTTGTAAAAATTTCTTGTTTCATTCTTGCTCCTTGCTTGTTGGTCTGTATTAAACAAATTACAACTATCGCATTTTTCAATATGTTTTCTTTGGTAGTCTTTTATAATTGAGTTACTCCAATCAACAGTTAAATAGCCTAACCCATTACACATATTACATTTACTCATATTTATTCTCCTCTACAAAATGTTCCATTATCATTCCCTCTACAGTATCATAGATAGGGTCGAATAAAGTTTGCCCCCACTTTGTATATTGAGTACCATCTCCATTAGGATTATCTTCAATGATGTGGTCATCTTCAATACAAGCATATACAAGTTGTGGGTGTATATATTCTGTTAATATATAATGTGCTATATCACAAGCTAATCCAATTCTTGTATCATCACTTATAATTTCTTTACCCATTTTTCTCCTGTTATAAAATTCATTACTTTTATTCTAACATAAAAAAAGAGAGTGTCAACCCTTTCGATTGACACCCCCCCATTAGAGAGTATATATAGCATGGTCATTATCTACCACCTATAAATCTTTTAATATCTTTATTTATCATATTTGATTTCTGTAATTCTTTTCTTGTTGCTCTTGCTTGATTATAAATATCTAGTGTTACCCTCAAAATTTTGTAATTAACATAAGTTAATAAGAATGTTGTGAATGTAACAATGATAGATGTCCAAGCAATAACTATAAGATTAATGTTATTTGTATCCATCTTCTTAATTCTTCTCCTCTGTTAGAAAATCATTTTTCTCTAAAGTATATGTCCATTGATGTTGGTCATAATGTTCTGTTGGAGAAAGTTGGTTCAAAGTTCTTAACCAATATCTAATATCTTTTTGCTTCTTAAGTTCTTGAGAATAACTATTCTCTAAGAGTAAAGAAAGAACTTTTCTCTTAAGTGATACTCCTATTAGTTCCCCATCTATTTTGATATAGCTTTGTGCTACTTCCCTTAAAGCAAGTAAATCACTTTCATCTACTTCCACTAATGCTTCTTTTCCACCATTTCTATTGTCGGTAGTAAATAAAACTGCTCTACCAACTTTTTGTATTAAATCAACTGAAACAGGAATTGTCGCTGAACCTGACATATTCCTTAATGTTGTTAACCCTTGCATTTCTCTACCATCAATAATGACTGTAAAACAATCATCTAAAAATAAACATTCTTTTCTTGTCAAAGAGATTATTTTAGTTGCCCCATTTGTAAGAAAACTATCTCTATATTTATTTTGTGGGAGATTATCATCTTCAGGGTGGTTTCGTCTAGTATCTTCTTCCATAGTTTATACCCCCTATCATATACTATTATACTCTATTTCTTAATCTTTTCATCTAATTCATGTAGTTTAACTTGAATTAATGCTATTTCTTTTAAAATCACTTCCATTTTATCATCTGCATCTTCTTGCAGTTCTCTAATTTGGTCTGCAATCTGAATCATATATTCCATTAAATTACTCATCTTTATCCTCTTGTTGTTCATTCCATAACCACATACCAAAGTCATATCCTCTTTTATAAAAATGGCTAAACAGAAACTCATCTAGTTTCTTCTCATCTCTACGACCATGAATCAAAGCATCAGTTATACCATCACGATAGAACTGATACTGCTTTGTTGATGTAGGTTCTAACCATTGTCCAAATATCTTCTTAATCATTAAAACCACCAATCATCTAAACTTTCTGTACATACTTTCCACCAATCTCCTGTTCTACTTAAGATTGTTAATATAGAAATTTCTGCTTGAATAGGTGTAGTGTGAAATCCAATTTGTCCATCTACTCCTTGTACCATATCAAACTCTATATTAATATAATTCTCATTTTTGTTTTCAAGTACTTCATTAAAAAGTTCTTCATCATCTGTTTCAATTTCTTCTCCAAAGTATTCAACTTCATTTATTCTATCTAGTTTGTGCCAATTTTTAGGGTGTCCATTAAACTTTTCTATATTGTCATAGTCATTTACCCACATTTTAAAGTATTCAACAAAAGTATTTATATCTCCCTTTGCTCTATCTGATAATTCAAATCTTGAATAACCATCATCTGAACCTACAACTTGTATAAAATATTCAGGTCTATGTAATAGAAACTGTTTTACTGTTGTAGTTTCATTTACATTATATTTATAAACACCTACATTATCCCATGTTCTATATTTATTAGTCATCTTTCTCCTCTTTTATATTGTCTTTAAACAATGAATACATTGTATATGCTACATCATTTTTCTCATCTTTACTCAACTCATTTACCTTTCATCATACTAACACCACACACCCATCTGCTACACTAACTATAAAACCTAAAAACATTATCCAAAGTAATGCTGATACAGGACTTTCAAAACTCATATATTATTTCTCCTCTTTCACTCAATTTCTTATTCTTTAATTTTATCACACTACAATCCAAAGTCAAGCCCAATGATATTGAATGTCTGTTGGTTCAGTCCAATTATACTGACTATAGAAATCATAGTCTTTACGTAGAAGATTAGACCTATGTGAAGCATGAACTCTATCATCTCCAATCCAATCAGGTAAGAAATTATCTTTACTAGGAGAAGTAGTTTTAATCATTTTCATAGTATTATTGTATCTACGTTTAATCCATTCATCTATACATATGTTATAATAGTATGCTAATGCATTAGGATTATCTTTCCACATATTGTTTATAGGGTGGTGTGGATATCCACCTTTACCTTTAGTTATTTGATTGTAGGTTTGCATAGCTTCTACTCTTTGCTTACCTAATCTTCTGTAGTCTAAACACCTAACACTTTTTTCAATGTTAGGGTAAGGCATAAATGTTTGCATAAATCTCCTATACTGTAATTTGTTTCTTATTAAATTTTAGCATATATTTTAGCATTGTCAAGTCAATAAAAATTTCCCCTACCCAAGTTTATTTGAGTAGGGGAAGTGAAATGGTGTTTACTTATATGGATTTTTACCCATTAATATTTTAAGTGAACGCTTTAGTTTCCAAGTAATTTCTTTTAACATATTTGTTGAGATTTCCCAAAGAATTACTAATATGTTCTTGGTTTCCAAATTTCCTCCTTGATTAGTTTATAAAAAATCTAATCTATACAACCACACTCACCTCCACAACATTTGTTTCCTTGTTATTTTTCTTCATCACATTCGTATTTACATAGTCCTTCTTCTTCACAGATACATTCATCTAAATCACATTCTTCATCTTGGCAACAATTTTCTAGATTACAACATTCAGTCTGAGTCATTTTTATTCTCCTTTCCTAGTGGTTTCCCATCTAGAATATCAAGGTTGGTTTCCTTGTTCTCCCTTTCCTTGATATTTTTTTGAATATCATATTTAGTTATCTGATGAGGGTGAGTTCCCCATTTCCTTGATTTTTTAATAAGTGCCATATTTTGTGTCCTTTGTTTCCTTGCTACGTCTTCCATAGCTTCCTTGTCCTATACCTATGTTTTGTTTCCCAGTAGTTCTTGGTTTCTTTTTGTTTCCTTGAATTTCATAGATAATAGCTTCATCATTTTTTTCAAGAGCTTGAGCTTTTTTCTGTTGATGTTCGGCTATCTTCTTACCCGCATAAGCCCCAGCAACTTCCCCAGCAATTTTTTTAGTAGCTGGTTTTGCTATTATTCTTCCTAGTAAAGGTAAGATTTTCTCTATGTCTGGGTTTCTCAAACTATCTACTTCTTCTTCCTTATGAAGAAAAAGTCTTTTTAAAATTTGATAATACGAGTTGTTCATTTCCTCGTTTCCCTTACTTTTTATCTTTAAGCTTTAATTTTTCAGTGTCTTCTCTAGTTTTGTTAGATGATAGAAGTGCTCCCACTCCTGCTCCAGCAAGTGCTGGAAGTATCCATTTTTCTAAATCCTTATCACTCATTCCTTTAATATCTTCAGCGATCTTGTTCCGCTTTTCCCTTCCTTCGCTTCCTTCTGAAAAATCGTCATAACCTTCTTTTTTAGCTTGAGCAGTAGCAATAGCAAACGCATCGGTTTCCTTGCCCTCCTTTTCCATCCAATTTAAGAAACTCTTTGTTACTGGAAGGACTGCTTTAGGAGGTGTTAGAGCTTCCTCATAATGATTTGCTCCAGCTTCCTCACCTGCTTCATTAACAACCCAAGGAACGTACTTTGGGTTTTCCATTATTGGAGTGTACCTTGCAAATTCCGCTTCCAATTCCTTTGGAAATCCTTGTTCGTCTAACAGATTATGGTGGACTCTTTCTCTACCATGATAGTTTTCTAGGGTAGCAAACATCTTATTTCCTACTAATGGATCACTATTCTCTTTTGAAACCCAATTAAAGAAAGTCTGAGTAAAGTCTATGTTTCCATTTGATTTTAATATCATAGTAATATCCTCTCTTGATTTTGAAGTTGATTTATTTAAACAACTACCATCTGCACAAGAACCTTGTGCTGGGTTGTCTGACTTGAGTAGATCAAAAGAAGCTCCTTGATTCACTCCTTTCTCACATACAGTTACTTCTGCAAGTTCCAAGTCATCTACTTGCATATAAGATTCTAAGCCTTTGTTCATATTCTGCATTTTAGTTGCTGAACCAGCAATAGAATATGACTTTAGCTTTCCTTCATTTATTTGTTCTTTAACTCTATCTGAGATTTTTGTATCATTTCTCATTTCAGTTATAAAGAACAAACCTTTATCGTTAACACCACTTTTAAATATTTGTCCAGCTTTGTTAATATAAGCTGGTAAAGCCCAACCTACTTGTACATCTGAATGTAAAACCATAGCATTCCTAGTTCTAAAGCTTTTCATATAATTATCGAAAGCTTTTTCTAAGGCAACTGTAGTGATAAGATGTCCTTCTCTATCTACTAATTCAACAGACGCTGGACCTCCTAATACTACTGGTTCGGTGTTTTCCTTTTCAAATTTTATTGCTTCCTTTTTAAATGTTTCATCATTAGGATAAGCTCTATACAGAGTCATAATCTCAGCTGGGGATGCAATTCCTGCTTTATATAATCTTTTAAATTCATCTAAAGCTTTAGAAATTTGCTTGAGTGTTACCTTTCCTCCTTCAGTTTTTTCTAATAAAGCTAATGAAGCATTGTCAGATACACTTTGATACATATCCCTATTAGTTGTAGCAATTTGTTCTGCAGTCATTGTCATGACAGTTTTCTCCTTATCCTACTGGAAATGATGTTCCCCAAATTACACCTTCATAGCCTGTGCTTGAACTACTGCCATAAACAGAGACATTCTTTCTGAAGTCTAATGGGTGATTACTTGAGAACCAATTATGTTCTGTAGTATCGTTACCACTTAATTTAATTGCTGCTGTACTTGCTTCTGCAGTACAATCAAATGCTACATATAATACATTAGAAGCATGAGTGTTTCTAATACTAATTCCTCTAATTACTCCTATAGGTGAAATATGTCTTGATCTTGATAGGTTTGCAGTGCCTTCCCATTCATATCCATTTCCACCTGCTAGGCTTCCATCTATATAATCAACAACAGTTGAATCTTTTCTAACATCCCACATCAAAGAATCCCAGTACATATCAATATCGTGTTGAGTATTTGAACAGAATTTAACTCTGTAAGTTGCTGGGGTTTGGCTTGACGGAATATTGTATGCTACACTTACTCTTTGGTAAGATGTACTTAAACTAACTGCAGTTCCAGTAACTAGAGCAATTCCATCAGAATCTGTGATTTGCATTACTGCATCACCAGAGGCTGAAGCTCCTCTTACCATTCCTGAAGCTACTATCCATCTATCTGTATTTTGATTTAAATCGGCTCCTCCACCAGCAATAGAAGTTGTAGTTACATAAAATCCTTCTTTAGCTGCTGAGTCTGCTGGGTTCGCTGTAAGTTCTGCTGAACCTAAATGAGGGTTTGAAGTAGTTCTTGATATAGCTGAACCGTCTGCTGTAAATTCTGATATAGTTGCGTGTTCAATTGAGGGGTTTGTAATTTGGTTTATTCCGGGACTACCTGTAGTAGCCTTTTCCCAACTTGCGGTAGTTCCTGCAGCACCACCTTGATCTAATTCATAGTATGGACCTGCATATATATTGATTAAATCAACAGCACTTGTTCCTACAGTACCACTAAAAGGTACATATCTATCATAGGGAGCTACGGAAGTTCTAGTACTAGGATCAGTATTCCATTCTTTCCATTCCCATGATTTATCATAACTATTTGTAAAGCCTGCCATTTAAGTCTCCTTTAAATCTATCCTAATTTATCAGTATATCTACGAAGCTGCTCAGAAAGTTGCTCTAAGACAGCTTTAATATCGTAGATTTATTTATTTTCTTCTAAGTAGCCACCTCGATTAAAAGATGGCTACTTAATTAATTATTTATTACGCTGGGTAACCGTAAAGTACTATTTTGAATTTACCTGCTGTATAAGTATCGTTAACATTATCAGTATTACCAGTTGACAAGTACAAGTACTGGTCAGCAGCTGGCATAGCTGTTAATCCCGCTGTCTGGTATTGGTTGGCATGTAAACCACCCACCCAATCTTGTCCAGCATCGAACAACTTTGTACTGTTAGTAAGTCCTGTATATACTGCATCTTCAGTTCCTGTGGCTTCATCCCCAGATACTAGGTCAATGTCAGGCTCACCACCAGCCGGGGTTTCTAAGCAAGTTATTTCCCCTGCAAAGATTGTTCCATTAAGGGCAGCAGTAACCTGTCCAATGTGACTGTTAGCAGTAGAGTCTACTCCAATAATATCTGTATTAGCACTTGAGTCTAGACCCGTTATATCCATAACGA